GGCTCAACGCTGCCTTCATGGTGGAAGAGGGCTACGTCCTACGCTCTACGACGCTTAAGCGACACCGTAGGCGGCGGCGGCAGAGGAAGGACTCGTGCTGGGGAGGGTAGAGGCTTGTTGCGTGAACGACGCAACGTGCGTCTTGGTCGGGCGGTATAACCGTGCTGGTATCCGTTAGCGAGCTGACGACCTATATGGACATCAGCTTTAGTCTTAGACAGCAAGATGCTGCTGACATGGTTCTGTCCGGTCTTCAAAGTGAACTTGAAGGCTTTTTCCGTCGCCCCATAGAAGTTGACGAGTTTGTTGAAACTAACGTAATTCCCCCTCACTTTCAGGGTGTACCCGCTACATCATTTTTTTATGACCATAGCCTTGACACCACGGGAACAACAATTAACTACATACAGCCGTCCGTAATGATTAGCTTACGCAATACTCCCGTTGTGTCTGTGTCCAAGGTAATGATAAAGAACCTTTCGGAATCCGGAGTTCTTCTCGGCGAAGCAATGCGCAGACAGGTATCTGTAAGTAACGCAACTTTCTCTGGTTCGTCCGTTACGTATAGTTCTACATCCGCACATAAGTTCACTGTCGGCCAATTCGTCGCAATAAACGGCATGGCCCCCAGTGCTCTTAATGTCCCAGGAAGGCAAATAACAGCAGTCACGAACACTACTTTTACCGTAGGTGGTTTTAGCACAAATCCTGGAGCGTTTGTTACGGGTGGAACCGCTGTGGCCACCGGGAATGACTATACGGTCCACAGATACGGCCTGGAGATGTACAGGGGTTTCCCTAACGACTTGGTAGAGGTTACGTACTCTGGCGGGTTGGATGGAGAAAACATTTCTATGTTTAAGTTGTTTATTCTTCGTGCAGCAACACGCGAAATGCAAAACATGCATGATGACGTTGTTGGCGTTAAGGACCTTAACCCTAGAAATGTTGCCCCACTCGAGACAGGGTTTACCGAAAAAGAACTTCTAGCCCTAAGACGATATAGACGCCGGAGAATTTAATGGCGTCTGTTGATGTGCGTATAGAGGGCGTAGAAAAAGCTCAAGCCAGCTTGACTGCCGCTTTTGTAAGAAGCCAAAATTTTCTCCCGCTTTTTACCAAGGCCAAAGCAGAGATAAGTGCCATGAATACGGCGAACTTTGCGCTCGGTGGCCTCCCATCTGGTGGCTGGTCGCCTCTGGACCCGGAATATGGAGCCTGGAAATCTTCAAGATTCCCCGGCGCTCCTCCGATGGTTAGAACCGGCAAACTTCTTGCAAGTCTTTCTGGAATTGGGCCAGATGCAACTTTTTCGGTAACACCCAAGTCAATGACACTCGGTACAAAAGTTGAATACGCTAAATTTCACCAGTACGGAACAACGAAAATGCCAAAGCGCAAAATCATTTTTGAACCTGCTGGTTTTGCAGAAAAATATGCAAATGATGCTGCCGATTGGGTTGTGGATGGACAGGTGACCTAATGCCAAAAGAGTTAATGCAGGGGCCTCATTCGGCCAAATATTACGTTACTGAGTATCTTAAAAACGATATTCCAACAAGGTTGGTGAAGTATCGTAATGGATGGTCCGTTGACGACCTTACGCTTCCTACCCCGGCTGAATATCTGACGTATGAGCCAATAGCTCTCGATGCATGGCCATCAATAATTACCGTTGTAATCAACGCCAAATCTTTTACCAGGCTGGAGTATGACGGCACAACGCTAGACCCTCTTTACCGCGTTGCTTATGGGATGAGAACATACGTTTGGGTGAGGACTGAGGGCCCATATGAATCGACGCTAATGCGAGACAGGCTCACAACGGTAGTTAGGTCGGCCTTGCTTGATTACCCATGCCTTACAAGGCTCGATACGTCTCGCTCGGCCAGGGTTGAGGAAACTACAATGTCAGAAGAATATTCGGACCTTACGATGCTTAAGGGCGACCGCATTCTTGCCGGAGCTTTTGTCAGTTATGACCTATTATTGGATGAGGTCATAACGAGAGAAGACGTTGGGACTGTTACCGAGTATGACCTTAGTGTTAAGGGCACCGGCGACACTTCCAACATTAACCTCGAAAGTCTTTTTCAGGAGTAAAACATGACACAGAATATAGATTTTTTTCATCATCTTGACAAGCCGGTAAAAGAACTGCCTGTTGAGTTTTCCGGCTGTATCCAGGTGCAAAATGTTTCCGGCAGAACACTTGAGGTTGCCGATGATTTGTTTGTTACCCCGTTGTCAACATTTGTAGTGCACGAACGAAACACCAAAACACTACAACTAATAGATAGAAAAATGTTGAAAGTTAGGCCATTTACGGTATCTACATCTGCAGAACCGCTAGAAGCCAAAGAAATTTCAAAAAAAAAGCGAGCCAAAAAAGGCCAGTCAACTTCATCCCCCCAGGAACTAGAAGGTGCTGTGGCTGACTTAGCGGCCGTCATTACTGGTGAAGTTGTTGCTGACGCTGCAGAGCCAGAAAACGTGGAACAATTAATGCATACAGATTCTGCTGAGCAGGATGAGAAAATTGGTGAATCTTCTGAAGAAGGTTCGCCAGAAACAGATAATCAGTCAGTATAATCTGAGTAGTCTCGGAATAAATAGCCCATAAAATTATATGGTACGGAGGAACAAATGCCAGGTGTAATTGTAACAACGGCGGTCAGAACAGGACCAACAACTGCACAGACCGCAGCGACTGCGACCTTGTTTGTCGCCGGTTTGACCGAGCGCGGACCAGATGGCACGGTGCATCTGATTACCAGCCTTTCCGATTATCAGGACGTTTTTGGTAACTCCGTTGCGGCAGGGTGGACGTACGAGACAATCGAAACCTTCTTTGAAGAGGGTGGCGCTCGTGCTTATGTGTCGCGCGTGGTTTCTTCAACAGCTACAGAGGCAACGCTTGAGTTGCAAAACGCAGATGACGACGTTGTCATGACGCTGACCGCTGCAGGCAAGGGTACTTGGGCACACAGTGGTGTTCTTAGTGCCGCAGTTTCCCAGCCTTCAGCTGGCACAAACTTCCGAGTGTCTGTTTATCTCAATGGGGCACTTGCGTATAGAACCCAAATTCACACAACCGTTGCTGCTGCTGTAAACGAAATTAACAACAGTGCTATTGCTGCACTGTACGTAACAGCCACAGACGAGGGCGAGACAGGAATTCCTGCCGTAATCCCAGACACCGACTTTACTGGCGGAACAGCTGGTGGTTCAATTGCTGCTGCTGACGTTGTCGATGCAGTTGACCTCTTCACTGAGAATCTAGGACCTGGTTCCGTTTGTGCTCCTGGGTACACTTCGCAAACAGTTCGCGAAGCATTGATAGCTCATGCTGCCGGAAACAGGAGAATCGCCCTTCTCGGATTTGACAAGGACGACTCAGTCAATGACGCGATTGGCGCACTCGAAGACTATTCCGACATCGAAAACGCAGAGTTTGCAGCATTCTTCTACCCATGGGTGAAGATACCAAGCGGCACTCTCACCAAGACAATCCCTTGCGAGGGATATGTTGCGGCGAAGAGAGCATTGGTGCATAACACTTATGGTTCATGGAACCCATATGCTGGCGAGCGCACACAGTCAAACTTCGTTACTTCCCCTCATATCGTGTTGTCAAACTCGGAAGCAGAAGCTCTCGACGCAGGGTTTGTTAACGCAATCAAGGTAATCAACGGTACGACACGAATCTACGGTGCTCGTTCGGCTTCGAACGACACAGACAACTTCAGATTCATTATCGCTCGTGAGGTTCTTAACCAGGTGGTCTACGAAGCAGAAATCGCTCTAGAGGCTCTACTGTTTTTGCCAATCGACGGACGTCGTTCCACTTTCTCCAGAGTCGCAGCAACGCTTACTGGAATTATGGAAAGAATTCGTATTGGCGGTGGCTTTTATGAAGCATTTGACGCCAACGGCAAGCAGATTGACCCTGGTTACACAGTCCAGGTCAACGATGCGATTAACCCGCTTACACAGTTGGCTACAGGAGTTATCAAGGCAAAAGTTGGCGCTCGCGTCAGTTCTGTGGGTGACCGCATAGAAGTCGAAATAACAAAGTCCAATTTAACTTCAACATTGGTATAACGGAGGAATAGCAAATGACAACTTCAAAGTTGGCTCAGAGGCAAATTATTGCAGAAATCACACCACTCACTGGTGGTGATGTTACAGGGCCTACCCTGAGTGGATATTTTGCACAAGTTTCTGGTGGCGAGATTACAGCGTCAGTGGAAAAAATATACACAGGCGGAAATCCTTTCCCGGAGACGCTCTGCGCACCATCCGAGGTGGGTGACATCACACTGACAAAGCACTACGATTCTAGCCTCAGAACCGTATTGAAGGATGCGCGTACCAAAGTTGGCCGCGCATACTACGAAATCAAGATTTACGACACCGACTGTGACCTCAAAAACTCTCAGTCAGAGCGCATTTACGCCAAGGCGCTCCTTGTCGGACTTTCCGAACCAGAGGGTGACGCATCATCTGGTGCGCCAGCAACATTCGCTCTTACATTCGCTATCTCGGGCGCTCCGACACAATAACTATTAACATCCACTAGCGCCACAGATATGGTGCTAGTGTGACGTGCATGAGCAATCTATACGAACCACTCGATGAAAACATTAGCGCCCCTTCGTTCGCTGATGAAGTAGACACAGACAATGTTCTTGAGCAACTCAAGGCTGTCGTGAGCAAGAAAGTCATGCGCCCTGAGATATTTATTAATGTCCCAGAACGCCCGGGCGTTCAACTTGTGATTAGCCCAAACATCACGCAGCAGCAGCTAAAAGCATGGCAAAAAAACTCCGGCTCGGAAACCAAAAACGGTATTGACGCCACAAAGTTTGCTTGTCAAGTTATTGGCCACACGACTCGCGGCATTTACCTCAATGGTGAAGAAGTGTTTGAGGATGGAAAGTCGCTCGGATTTGCCTCTGAGCCAACTTTGAAGTTGTCATTTGCTATTCCTCCGTTATACCAATGTTGAAGTTAAATTGGACTTTGTTATTTCGACTTCTAT